AAAAGTTTATGACTATGAAACAGACAGATACGGAAGAGGAGATTTTGAGAGAACTCAAAACATCTTAGAGTGGTTAAAATCAGAAACAGGAGTTATAACAACTGGTTACTTTGTTTGTGGCAGAAAAGGAGACTTCATGCAACTTATGAGCACGATAGGTCAAGATATGGATTATTCAGACAACTCTGCCTGGTTACAAACTAGAAAAACTGGTACTGTTTGGGAAACTAAAGGGTACGGAAAACTATTCACTACTGGTTCAACTACTTTGGTTGTTTCTGGTGAAGACGAACTTGATGAAGAATTAATTGGTGCGAAGAAAGGTAAACTAACAACTGCCTTTAAGAAAAACCAAAAGTCTAAATCAACATCAAGATTTTTAACAAATGAATTTATCAAGGAGATAGCATAATGAGAGAACCATTACAAGTAGACCAAGCATATTACCACAATTACGATGCATCGTATTCCAAATTTGCAGATGCAGTTATGGATGTAGGACCAAGTCCTTGCGTCAAGTTTAATTGTCCAAGATTTAAACAATGTGCCGAAGAAAAGGTAGAATGTAAAGCATTCAGATTTTGGGTTAATAACGGAGAAATGGAAACATACTCTAAAAAAGTAAAAGGTATGGTCTCAATTGAAAAAGACTTAGAGAGAATTCTAAGAATATGCGAGTAAGCGGTTGACAATGCTACGCACTTTTTGATACCATATCCAAATGATGAGAAATAACAAAGAAAAGGAGACTATATGAGTTATTCAACTATGACAGAATCTATATCAGTAAATGGTAAAGATTTTAGAATGAGTCCTGACAGACAAGAGTTTGTTGCGACTTTACAATCGGTCTATCCAGACCAAACTTCATTCTCGAAGGAAGACTTAGAGAATGTTGGTGCTGTCCCATATTGGGTCAAATCAACCAAATATCCATTCAGAAATTCTGATGCAACGGTATTTGATTTATCTGCATTAATGACCAATGTCATTCCAATGCCAGTGAAACCGACACCAGTTATGCCAATGGCAAGTGCGAATCCTTCGCAAATGCCTGTTGCTGCTCAAACTGAAACGGTCAATGTACTCGAAGACAATGTTAAAATTGTTCCAGAGAAAATGTCTAATTATGTTCCTTTTGGTCATTTCAAAGATGTCAAAAACATAATCAAATCTGGAATATTCTTTCCAGTGTTTGTAACCGGTTTATCTGGTAATGGTAAAACTCTTATGATTGAACAAGTATGTGCATCATTAAAGAGAGAACTTTTCAGAGTCAATGTAACCATTGAGACCGATGAAGATGATTTAATGGGTGGACACACTCTTCAAAATGGTAACATTACTTTCAGAGAAGGTCCTGTTATCAAAGCAATGAGAAAAGGTGCAGTTCTTCTATTAGATGAAGTTGACCTTGGTTCAAACAAGTTGATGTGTCTACAATCAGTCCTTGAAGGAAAAGGATACTTAATCAAAAAAACTGGAGAGTGGGTAACACCTGCACCAGGTTTTACAATTCTTGCGACTGCAAATACTAAAGGTCAAGGTTCAGAAGATGGCAAGTTCATCGGAACTCAAATCATGAATGAGGCAATGTTAGAAAGGTTTGCAATCACAATGCAACAAGAATATCCACCAGTGTCAGTTGAAAAGAAAATTCTTGAAAAAGAAATGGCACTAACTGGTGCAGTTGATTCAGAGTTCACTACCAAGTTGGTAGATTGGGCAGACATTATCAGAAAAACCTTCTATGAAGGTGCTATCGATGATGTGATTACTACAAGAAGACTTGTTCACATCGTCAATGCATTCAGAATGTTTGATGATAGAATGAAGTCTATTGAAATGTGTATTTCAAGGTTCGATGAAGAGACCAGAATGTCTATTCTTGACCTCTACACAAAAATCGATGAGGGTGTTTCTCTAACTGAGGAAAACCCCATTGACGAATCAGAGACTTCAGAGTATAATGATTAATATGTTTGGTAAAAAGACTACAATCGACTACAAATATAATGAGGACAAGTCCCTAAAGGAACTTGCCTCTTATATCGATAAGACTTATGACCAACATTACTCTCTTAACAAATACCAGTCTACTGAATTTATTATAGATTCAGGACATGGTGAGGGTTTTTGTATCGGAAACATAATGAAATATGCACAACGATATGGTAAAAAAGGTGGGAAGAATAGAGCAGACCTCTTAAAGGTTTTACATTATGCTTTGTTCATGCTACATGTTCACGACAAAGCAAATAAGGAGGCTAACAAGTGATGAAAATTAGTAATGATACGAGGGATGTTCTAAAGAACTTCTCAACAATAAATTCTGGTATTAAAGTTACCAGTGGTAAACAACTGCAGACAATTTCAAATATGAAAAATATTCTGGCAGTTGCAACAGTAGACGAAGAGTTTCCACAAGATTTCTCTATCTACAATCTACCTGAATTCTTAGGTGCAACTTCTCTTTTAGAAGATGCAGACTTTCAATTCGGTGATGCAAGTGTAACCATTTCAGATACAAATTCTGCATTGGCATACTTCTATGCAAGTGAAGGAATGGTGACCTCACCAGAAAAGATGATAACAATGCCAGATGCAGAAGTATCTTTTGATGTTTCATCTTCACTTCTAAATGATTTAAACAAAGCTGCTAGTGTTCTAGGAGTGAATGATTTGATTCTTAAATCTGACGGAACTACCATGACATTGGAAGTAACCGACAAAAAGAATGCAACATCTAATTCATTCAGTAGAACTGTAGGCACAGGAGACGGAACACCGTTTACTTTCAATTTCAAGATTGATAATTTGAAAGTGTTAGAAGGAAACTATTCAGTTTCAGTATCTTCTAAAGGTATTTCACATTTCAATAACAAAGATATAGAGTTAGAATACTTTATTGCACTTGAACCTGATTCAAAATATGGTCAATAGACATATATATAATAGTGTGAATAGGGTTAAATTAGTCTCAGCTCTATACTCGGGATGTAAGAAATCTCATCAATCTTCAAGGGTTCTTACAACAGTTAATTCGGAGGGGTTTTAACATCTAATTATGAATCAAGAATTTTTATTTGTAGAAAAATATCGTCCTCAAAATATTGAGGACACGATTCTTCCTGAATCAATCAAATCTACTTTCAGAGAGTTTGTTAAACAAGAACAAATACCAAATCTTATGTTATGTGGTTCTGCAGGTTGTGGTAAAACAACCATTGCAAAAGCATTATGTAATGAACTTGGTGCAGACTTCATTGTTATAAACGGTTCAGATGAGGGCAGATTGATTGATACTCTCAGGACTAAAATCAAAAACTTTGCATCAACAGTATCACTTTCAGGTGGACCTAAAGTTGTGATACTAGATGAGGCAGATTATATATCTGCTGATTCAGTGCAACCTGCATTGAGAAACTTTATAGAAGAGTTCTCATCTAATTGCAGATTTATCTTTACTTGTAATTACAAGAACAGGATTATTCCACCTTTACATTCACGAACAACAGTAATTGATTTTCTCATCAAACCAACAGACAGACCTGCTCTTGCAAAACAGATGATGAAAAGATGTAGAGAGATTTGTGAAACTGAGAACATAGAAGCAGACAGTCAAGTCCTTGCAGAACTTATTATGAAGTTCTTTCCAGATTTCAGAAGATGTCTAAATGAAATTCAAAGATATGGTGCAAGTGGTGTTATCGATAGTGGATTACTATCTACATTGTCTGAAGAGAAACTTACACCACTAATCGACATGCTTAAAGATAAGAAATGGTCAGACATGAGAAAGTGGGTCGGTCAGAATTCTGATAACGACTTCAATACACTTTACAGAAAGGTTTTCAATTCACTTGAATCTAAATTAGAACCTAGTTCTGTACCTGCCGCAGTCTTAATTATTGCAGACTATCAATACAAATCTGCATTCTCAATGGATTCAGAGATTAACTTTGTTGCATGTCTAACCGAGATTATGTCGGAGTGTAAATTCAAATAATGGGTAAGTTAAGACAATGGTTTAGAAAATGGTTTGATATTCAAATAGAGAAATCATGGCAAAGAAAAGCAAACAAAATGTTTGCAAAACATAGTGTAGAATATAGAGACGGAGATAATACATGACACAATATGATGAGAGAGTCGAAAAACAAAGACTTAAAATAGAAGCAGAAACATGGTCAAAGGGTGTTAAATCTGCACATGCACATTCACTGAATTCAATGTGGTATGATACAAGACCACAAGACACTGAAAATGGAAGAGGTGTCTTAGATATTCAATACAATGACGAAACAGTTAAAAGAACTTTAGACAACGGAGAAATCTATATCTTTGGAACTCCATTGAAAGGACAAGCCTTAATTGATTCTTATATAAGAAGCACTTAATGTCTAAAAGAAATCCATTCGATTTTGTAAAATCGGTCTCTTCCGATAAAACTGATATCATGGTTGATGATATCGAAGAGAAATCATATCAACCATTCTTAATAAACAAAGCATTATCTTATCACCAAGATTCTGTTTTTCTTACTAACGAAATGAACATTAGACATGGTGTAGACAATCGTCTTCAATATGTCTTTTTCCTAAATACTCTTAGGAAACGTCAAAGGTTCTCCAAGTGGAGTAAACCTTACGTTAGTAAAAAACTCGATATAATTAAAGATTATTATCAGATATCAACAAAAGAAGCAAAAGAATATGCAACTTTACTATCTGAAAAACAATATCGTGAATTGAAAAACAGTATGAAAACTGGTGGTAGAGATAATGGATAACCAAGAAGAAATAGTAAAAGGCCTAGTAGAGGTCACATTCCCCGAAAAAGACGATTTTTTAAAAATTAGAGAAACACTTTCTAGAATAGGTGTCGCATCAAGAAAGGATAAGGAATTATTTCAGTCTTGTCATATTCTACACAAACGTGGTAAGTATTATATCACACATTTCAAAGAGTTATTCAAACTCGATGGTAAACCTTCTAATCTTGATGAGTCAGATATTGCACGAAGAAACACTATAGTGTCACTTTTAGAACAATGGAAACTAGTATCTGTAGTCAATAAGACACAAATTGAAGACCCAAAAGCACCCCTAAGTCAGATAAAAATTATACCATTTAGAGAGAAATCCGAATGGAAATTGACAACAAAATACTCAATTGGTTCCCAAAATTCCTAAATACAACTGTTATAAATAAATGACAAATGGAGGAAACTATGTTATCAAGCATAATAGACTTTATTATGGGGATTTGGAACTTACTTATGGTAATTCCAGTCGTTATATC